TTTATGAACATCTTTACCGACGGCAGCAAGGAGTTTGGCTCCTATCCGATGGCCGTCTACGGAAAAAAGCTCCTGCGCCTGTACACCTATGTCATTCCCCTCGCCTGTGTGCAGTACTACCCCCTGCTCTTCTTGCTTGGGCGGGAAAACAGCCCGCTTTACATGCTCGCCCCGCTGGCAGGGCTGCTGTTCCTAGCGCCCGCGCTGCTGGTCTGGCGCATCGGTGTGCGGCATTATAGGTCTACCGGCTCCTAAGCCCTTCATAAAATTGCACGGTTGAACGTATGCGGCGCCGATTCCGGGAAAATATAACAACGGCGAACGGCCCGCGCCTGTGCAGGCGTTTTCAGGCCTATAAAAGTTTACCGATTGAAAAAAGGGCGGTTCTATAGTAAAATGAAAAGCAACCTTTTAATACTTCCAGCATTGGCTGTACAAAGAAAAGAAGGAAATGCAATGGCTCAGCAACGCAACATACAGGAACCCCGCCCCTCGCAGCCCATCGCCGTCTTTGACTCCGGCTTCGGCGGCATCAGCGTCTTAAAGGAGCTGGCGCGCCTGATGCCGGGCGAAAATTACCTTTATTACGGCGACTGCAAAAACGCCCCTTACGGCACAAAGTCAACCGCAGAGGTCCGCGAGCTGACGGTTTGGAATATCGGCCGTTTGATTGAAAACGGCGCCAAGGCCGTGGTCATCGCCTGCAACACAGCCACCTCGGCCGCAGCTGAGACGCTGCGGGAAAAATACCCGGATATTCCCATCATCGGCATGGAGCCCGCCCTTAAGCCGGCCGCGCTCAGCATGGACCACGCCCAGGTACTGGTCATGGCCACGGCGCTGACGCTGCGGGAGGATAAGTTCCACCAGCTTTTACAGACCTTTGAGAACACGGCGGACATCTATCTGCTGCCCGCGCCGGGCATTGTGGAATTTGTCGAGCAGGGCGTTACGGAAAGCCCCGGGCTGAGCGCATACCTCTCTGAGCTGCTCGCGCCCTACCGGCGGCAAAGGGTGGACTGCATTGTGCTGGGCTGTACGCACTTCCCCTTTGTTCGGGAGAGCATCCGCCGGGCGCTGGGGTACCCCGTCCGCTTTTTTGAGGGCGGCCGCGGCGCCGCCAGGGAAACGCGGCGCCGTTTGCAGGCGCAATGCCTTTGCAATCCTCAAGCCAAGCCGGGCACGCTGAACTTTGAAACAAGCTGCGGCGCCAGTGAAAAGAAGCGCCTTTGCCAAAAGCTTTTCGGCCTGTATCAGCCTATGTAGCAAAAACCTTGCTGATTTTACTAACGAAATCGGCAAGGTTTTTATTGAACCCTGTGCGGTAAGGTTCGGGCATAGAGAATCAGGCCCGCATGCTCAGGTTTCGTGCGTCACATTGTTGTCGCGGAACAATAGGGAGATGCACCACAGCGCGGCCAAGCCTACCAGCGTATAGATGATTCTGCTGACAATGGCGCTCTGTCCACCGCAGATCCAGGCGACAATGTCAAACTGGAAAATACCGATGGAGCCCCAGTTAATGCCCCCTATGATCGTCAGGATCAGCGCTATTTTATCAATGATCATAAAGACCTTCCTTTCTTAGCATAGGCGTTCAGGCAGATTTCATAAAGCTATGAAATGCCATTCCCTATTCTTCCCGCGACGGCTGCTGTTATACGCTGAGCGTTTCACCGCATGGCGAATAAAAAATTTTACATATGCATAGCAGACACTAAAAATGCCAACACAATCCGAGGCTGGCCGTCTTTGTGCAGCACGCCGGCCGATACTTTATATTCCCCTTTGACAAACTGTGTTCCGCAAGCTTATTTTATGTTTTGAAAAATTAAAATAAAAAAGGCTTGCAATTTTGCTTTTAATATGGTATAGTAATAAATACATTAGGCATTACCTTAAAATATCGCGGGGTGGAGCAGTCCGGTAGCTCGTCGGGCTCATAACCCGAAGGTCGTAGGTTCAAATCCTGCCCCCGCAACCATGAATTCCTAAAACCGTTTTCAGTGTACTTTGTATATTGAAAACGGTTTTTTCTTTTTCCTCATCTTCTCCCACGTCTATACGCTCGATCAACAAGCGCACAGCGTCGCGATCCGGCGCCGCCTTAATACTTTCCAGCCATGCTTTGATAGTGTCAACGGTGAAATCCTTTGGTGGTTCCGTTGCCTCCAGTACGGCAATTTCTGCTTTGATTTCCTTCATTTGCTGTCCAACGTCTGCCACGACTTCATCGGGCAGCACGCCGCTGGAAAGGTTCTTCATCAATGCGTCATACTGCTTTTGCTTGCCCTGTATGCGCTGTTTTAATACCTGCTTAAATTCTGTCATGCGTGAGCCTTCCCCGGCCTGATATTGGCGCAGGGCGTCAGAAATGGCCTTCTGGTTTTCATCAGAAAGCAAATCTTTTAAATACCTAATTGCGGCGTCATCCACTTCCTCCATCCGAACAACCGGCGCACCGCATTTTTTAGAGCAATAAAAATAGGGGTACTCGTGCCCCTTTCTCTTTGAAGTCATGCCGTGCATTTTAGCCCCACACCGGCAATATACAAGGCCGCTGCACATGTAGTTTGCTTTTCTCCCTGTCTGATTCCGTTCATCCATGATCTTCTGTACCTCCATAAACTGTGCCTTGCTGATAATGACCGGCAAGGCGTTTTCTATTTTAATCGCGTCCGGTTTCGTGCGCCTGTCTGCCCTGTTTTCGGCCTCTGTAGGGCTGTAAGCATATAAGCCGGTATATTTTTCATTTCTCAGTATCTCGTAAATTTGGGGGTATTTTATGGGCTTTCCACGCTTTCCCCGAACACCAGCGGCAGCCATTTCCTCTATCAGCTTCGTGAATCCCTTTCTATCCCGGGCGGCGTCAAACATTTTGCGGACGAAGACGGCTTCAAATTCATTGACAACATATTTTTTATTAACAATATCATAACCAAACGGCGGAAAACCTCCTGTATGCTCCGCCCTTAATGCTGTTTCACGCAGCCCCTTTTTGGTTTCAGCCGCCAAGTTGTCAATATAATATTCCGATAAAGACCACATAAGCGCCCGCATGATCTTCGCTTCATTGCTGTTGCCAAAATCCTGCGCGGCAGCAATCAACTGGATCCCCTTATCCTTCAGTTTTGCCTCCAGATTAACATGCTCGCCAAGATTTCGGGCAATGCGGTCATATTTATGAATTAGGATGGTATCGAACAGGCCCTTTTCACAGTCGCGCAGCATTTTCTGATACTGCCGGCGCTGGGCCGTTTTGGAGCCCTTGCCGCTGACCGCCTCATCTATGTATATATCCGCTATTGTCATACCGTGCCAGGCAGCATATTCCCGGCAGGCGCGCACTTGTGCCTCTATGCTGTCCTCCGTCTGCTTGTCCGAAGAAAAGCGGGCGTATATGACCGCGCTGGGCATGGCTCCACCTCCTTGTTGATTTTTAAATAACATCATGGTAATATATGGATGAAAAGACAGGCTTACACCCTGGGCGGTTTGTCCCTCTATTAAGGAGGGCCAATATTTCTTTTCCCCTCCAAGAGAGGGGGTGTTGCCGATGTATGTTACATATTCAGAGTTATTTCAATTCTGCACTGTAATAATCGGAATAGCGACGTTGTGTGTAACAATCGCTATAAACATAAAAAAGAAATAGCCGCCCGTACCCTCAGAAAGTCGGCGGCTATTTCTTAGCTTAACGCTATGTAGGGGCAAACCGTGTGTAAGTCTGCCTTTTCTGTTTTAAGTATAGCCGCAATCTATGCTTTTGTCAATATTCTATTTAGCCCTTTACGGTTCTATGTAGCCGTGAGGGCTTTTATTTTGCCCTAATGCGTCTAAGGGCGTCCGCCTTAGCTGGCCCCATATACTTCGATTTTAAATCGAAGTATTACTGTACTGTGTAACAGGTGTGATTTCAAATCACACCCTTGATGCCCTAGATTGCTTCGGTAAACTTACCCCATATGGGGGTCCTTTTGGGCACAATCGACCGCCGCTGTAAGGGTGCCCTGAAACGGGGCATACCTCATCCGCAGTCTACGGACTAACGAATCGTTAGGTCGTGGGTATGCCTGGATGAGGTGGCGATTTACCATACCATCTGCTAACCGGACATTTTGACGACTTGAGCGTGCCGCTCATGCCCTTCTTTTCGCCTCTAGGGGGTCATTTGGGGGACGTTTCTTTCTGGTAGTCCGGCACCTTAGCAAGGTCTTGAATTTGGGCTATGGCACGCTCTTGGCCTTTAGAATTTAACTGGCCTAAAAGCTCGAATATAGCCTTAACATCGTCGGAGGCGAAAGCGGGCGGAATGTCAACACTTTTGCGCGACATCATGCTTAATGTGGTCACTTGCCTTGTAAATTTTTCTTTCTCGGGAAGGATTTCCTTTATTTGTTTTCGGGTGTCTTCGGGTGTACCGGGATTTTCCGCTATTACGTTTAATACAGAATACATCTGCACAAGAGTTTTTGCGAAATCGGTGACTTCTTCTGCAAAAATATCTACATCGTACAGAAGAAATACCGGCACCCCGAGCGCGTCGGCTATCTTTTGTAATGTCTCAAATTTGGGATTCAAGTTTCCGAGTTCATACCTTCTTATAGTCGGTTCCGCGATTCCGCATTTTTCGCCTAATTGTTTTTGCGTTAATCCCGCACTTTTTCGGGCGTTTCTAATACGCTTGCCTACGGACATGGTCATCACCTCAATAGATAGTATAACATAAAAAACAATATCAGCAACAAAAATTTCTAAAAAAGTATTGACAGTAACTTACATTTCTTATATACTACATTACAGAAACAAAAATTACCATTTTAAACGAGGTGAACGCAATGCAAATTAGCAAAGAAAAAATTGAACTCATCATGGCGATGAAAGGACTAACCGCTTCAGAGGTAGCAAAGGCGTGCGGAATCTCCCGGCAAAATTTCAGTACCGTTAAGCTTCGGGGAACATGCGCACCAGGAACCGCCGGAAAGCTTGCCCGCGGGCTTGGCGTAGACGTTGCCGACATTATCAAGGAGGAATAAAAACCGTGGAGCCAAAAATGTGCAGAATCCCAATACAGGCAAGGTATGAGATCATCGACGGCGAGGCCGTCATGGTTTCCGCAGAATGGGCCGATATTCCCGCCGATGACATCGCATTATACCTGATTCAAAAGCTAGGCCCGAATTTCTGGGAAAAAGAGCGGGAGGCGATGACTTGACAGGCAATAAAAAAAGACGGGTTTATTCCCCGCCCTTTTTGCTCTGCTTGTTGATGATTCGTTGAACCCTGTCTCGCTCGGCCTGGGTTGTGATTGCCCGCTCAATGAATTGAACCGTTTCCTCTCCTTGTGCCTCTGCGGCCTCTTGAGCCGTTTTTATGGCGTCCGAGGGTAAAGTTACCGCCCCGGCACCTTGTGGGCTATTTGGGGCCTTTGAAAGGGATTCAAGGGGGTTGTCTATACGGCCTAGCAGGTAGTCAACCGAGCAGCCAAGATAATCGGCTATTTTTATTAAGTTGTTTACTGTGGGAATCTTATCCCCGCGATGATATTCAGCCATTAATCCCTGAGATATTCCGGTAACCTTAGCAATCCTATAGGCAGTGATATTATTGGTTTGCATAATTTCTCTTAAACGGTCGGTAAACATTTGTGCAAGCCTCCGATATTACTCGTTTGAGATATATTGTCTATTGACCTTATTACTCAATCGAGCTATAGTATAACCAAGGATTAAAACCCAGTTACACATTGGATCAACAAACATTATAAGAATACCACGGAAAGGAGAAAAAAACAATGAGCGTAGGCGAAAACATTAGAAAACGGCGCACCGCGCTGGGCATAACGCAAATGAAGCTGGCAAAGGCGGCGATGGTGTCACATCCGATGATTGTGGCCTATGAGCGCGGGACTAAAAACCCATCGCTGCAAGTAGCTTTTGAAATTTCAAAGGCTTTAGATTGTACTCTGGAGGATTTGCTGGATCCGCCGGAAAGGGAGGAGGGAAATGTCGATGGCAGAGCGTCGGATGTTCTCAAAGACAGTGGTGCAAAGTGCAAGATTTCTTAAGCTTCCATTAGCTTCTCAGGCTCTATATTTTCAAATGGGGGTAAGCGCAGACGATGACGGAGTAGTTGAATCTTTCCCTATTATGAGAATGGTTGGTGCTTCTGATGATGATTTAAAAATACTTATTGAAAGAAATTTTGTAAAAGTCCTAAATGATGATTTAGTTGCCTATATGGTAGATTGGAAAAAGAACAATACCATAAGAGCAGACAGATATAAGGAATCTATTTACCACAACCTAATTGTTAAGTTGGTATCATCTGACAACCAAATGGAAACCAATGGTAAACCACACGGCAACCAAATGGAAACCCAGTATAGTATAGGTAAGGGTAGTATAGATAAGGGTAGTGTAGGGGAGGGAAGAAAAGAAGAGAGTAAGGATAGTGTAGAAATACCGAATACATCATCCCCTGTCGGGGCTGATGATGTGGACATGACGATCAAGTATTTTTTTCTTCGCTATCTGGCATGTAAAGGGGAAGCTCATGAGGAGGTAAGCCCTCAAAAGATGGAGGAGATCAAAACTAATCTTGATGAAGCAGGGGCTACACGGGAATTTGTGGACGTTTATTTCGGTGATAATGAACACAAGGGCTTATGTGGAGAATCTGATTGCAAAATATTTCACTTTGCTTCGCCTACTGTGCTGAATCTAATTGGGGGCCGCATCAATGGTAGTGTATATTAACTCCTAGCCCTCTGACGCAAAAGGCGCAAAAGACTAGTACTCAAAAATGAGTAAAAGTCTTTCGCTCATTTTTGAGCGAAAGTATTACTCACAAGAGGCCAAATGTCACTTACAGAAAGAAAGGAAGTATAAGTATGAGCTATTACAACAAATGCCCCCATTGTGGGGCGGCGCTCGACCCGGGAGAAAAATGCGATTGCCAAGCTGCGCCGGCAGATATAACAGCGCGGCGGCAGGCTATTAAGGAATGCATTGACCATGCACTCAATGGAGCAAACCTGCACGAAATGCAGATTATATGGCAGTTTGTGAGCAAATATTGCGGATGAAAGGGGTAGAGGAAGATGTTGCTAGGAATACCGAATCTACTTGATGTCCGGACAATAAGCGGACTGAAAATTTACACTTTCAAATCTGAAAAATTCATGGCGCTAATGGTCAATGATGAATACCGGTTCCTAATGGTCATGACCGGCGGTCATACTGTTAAGGAGGCGATTATAAAAGCGCTGGACGACATTAAGAGCAAAGAGTTTTACCCGGTAGATGAAAGTATATTGAATTTGGGAGGGGATAAGTTATGATTTCAAAGACGCTTGAAGGGGTTGTGAATGACCCCATGTGTATTAACACGGGCAACTATGGCCTTAGGTGCGACGAAATCGGTTTTTTACTAGATATATCCAAGAAAGACCCTTTTGCCGCGATTACCAGAGCTTACAATTACGGCCTTATCAGAGGCAAGCGGGCAGCGGAGGCCGGAAGGAGTAAGAAGAAATGAGAAGAAACGAGAACATAAAAAGCGCCCCTGCACTGCTGCAACAATGCAAGGGCAAAAACAAAAAATCACAGCTTCAACATACCACGACAGGCGCCAAAAGTCAAGGGGTTCTTTATCGCAGCGGGTAAAAAGGCGCTACCAACTACCGACGGCCCGAAATAAACATACCACATCACTAATCAAAAGGAAAGGAGGCGCTGCATGAAAATAAAGATCACCTACCAGGACGAAGAGGAACCGGAAGTGGTGGAAGATGTGCAATACTACAAGAATAAATATGGCGGCATAAAAACACACAAAAGCGACCTTCACCCACCATTTAAGCATGTGTATTTAACGGTGGAAAGGCCTAATAAATTAAGGAAAAACAATTGACCAATGGCGATTATTCCTCTATAATTAAAATTAGAAGAATAAACAAGTACCGCCATATGGTTAGCCTGTAACAGGCATGGGAACTAAATGACATTATTGTCGCTTAGGCCCATGTCTGTTTTTATATTTTAGCCGAACTCAAGGCGTAAAACGGAGGTCTTCATGAAAAGTAACGACATTAACGAAGAAGAGCGGGCCCCAAAAAATCGAGCCCCTCAGAACGAAGAACAACCCATTAACTCAACCCCGGAGGACAACGGGGGAAATTTGGAACGCCTGTTTACACAACAGGAAGTAAATCATATTGTTGCAGAAAGATTAGCGCGAGAACGTAGCAAAAGCGGCCCTACTCAGGAGGAACTCAAGGAGCAGGAGCTGGCGCGGCAGGAGCTAGAACTCCAGTTTAGACAAATCCTGTTTAATGGAGAATACCCGGTTGACGATATTATGGATTTTTTTAATAATATTGATCTGACAACGGTGGAAGGATTTCAAGAAACCATAAACCGGCTTGATTTTTTACTTGAGGCTTTCTTGGCCCACGGGGAAAAGCTTAGAGCCATTCGGGCTGCTAACGGCAGCAAGAGGATCGGGGAACCCAAAACCAACAGGGGCGCGGCTATGGAAAGAGCGCTAAAAGAAATTTTTAGCCGCGGAGGGAAACAATAATGGCGATTGATTTAGTAGAAAAGTTTCAACCATACACAGACGAACAGTTCAAGGCAGAAAGCAAAAAGTTTTTATTGACGAACCAGGAATTTGACTGGACGGGCGCACACACGGTAAAGGTCTACAAAGTGACCACATCAAAAATGAACGACTACGGGCGCACAGGCCCGGGCGAAGGTAACTGGAGTTGTTACGGCAGTGTAGACACATTGGACGCGACCACAGAAGAAATGACATTAAAAAAAGATCGTTCTTTTACATTCGCTATCGACAAATTGGATGAAGACGAAACAGCCGAACAGCTCGCGGCGGCGTCTGCATTAGCCCGGCAGGTACGTGAGGTTGTTATTCCGGAGGTTGACACATACACCTATGGTGTCATGTGTACAAGCGCGGGTGCCAAGCCGGCGGCAACGACATTGACTTCCGAAAATATCTACGATGAAATTTTGAAGGGCAGCGAAACCCTGGACAATGCGGAGGCACCGGAGACAAACCGGGTTCTTTTGGTTACACCGGCTACCTATACTCTGATGAAAAAAAGCCCGGATATCATGTTGGAAACTGACATTGGCCAGGAAATGCGGCTGCGTGGCGTAATCGGAATGCTAGATGGATTCAGTGTTATTAAGGTGCCAGCAAACAGAGTTCCGGAAGGTTTCGGCTTTTTGCTGGCTCATCCTTCTTCGACGGTTGCGCCGGCAAAATTGGAAGAGTATAATGTTCATGTAAGTCCTCCTGGAATAAGCGGCAGCCTTGTCGAGGGGCGGATCTGTTATGATGCTTTCGTTTTGGATAACAAAAAGAATGCGATCTATTATCAGGCGGTAACGGTGGGGGAATAATGCCCGGCACTAAGGCCGTTAGCAGTGTCGGGAGAAAGAAAAAGACAGAATAAACGGCAGGAGCGCGCGGGTGGATTACCTGCGCGCTTTTTACTCCCCCCTTCTGAAAAACAGAGTAAGTAAAAAAAATATGTATTCGGGGGTTTGCAAGACATTCCAGAAAAACGCTCGCGCGCGTAGAAAAAGAGGTGGAAATATGAGAAAAACACTCCGCAATCAAATAAAAGCTAATTTACTTGAAGAACTTAACCGCAATGGTGTGTTTAGTAAATTTTATCTGGACATTGTTGAAGATTACATGTCTTTATGGGACACAAAAAACGCCCTTATTTCCGACATTGAGAAGCGGGGGGCAGTAGTGCCATACACATCAAATACCGGGCAGACCAACCAAAAGAAAAACGAATCTGTGGGCGAACTTTTGAAAGTCAACGCACAAATGCTGAAAATTTTGGAAACCCTGAATTTTAAACCTGGATTAGTGGTTGATGATTCAGACGAGCTTTGACCCGTCCATCTGGAAAAGGCCTTTTTCATCAGTTGCCTTTTGTGATATAATAATATTTAAACAAAATTTTAGGAAAACAATAGTGCGCACCCCCGCAACCATCTGGGGTGGACACTTTAGATGTCCACCCCGTTTTTGTCAGTATTCATGCGGGTTTGCGGGCTTTTTAGAGCGCAAAATCCAAAA